ATGCCAAGCGCCGCGCCCTGACGCCGTTTATTGGGCGATCGGTGCTCGGCGACCCGCAGCTCTACATCGACCTCTACAATTGCATCAGCGAGGTGCGCGAGCTGCTGCGCAAGCAGACGTTCACGATTCTCAACGTGCCAATTGGCGATGCCCCGGGCGGCGTGCAGCGGGAACAGCAGCTCATCGGCCAGCAGAGCGGCACGGGCAACGTGCTGTTCACGACGAACTCGGCGCAGATGCTGTCACCTGACAACGCCAACGTGACCTCGTATCACGAGCACATGGACCGGCTGACGCGCATCATCTACCGGCTGGCGGTGCTGCCGTGGGAGGGCGACTCACGCGCCGCCGAGTCTGCCGAGTCGCGCAAGGTCAAGCGGCAGGACCTCGACGCAGTGCTGGCGTCCTACGCCGACGAACTGCAGCGCGTGGACCACTTCGTGACTGACCTGGTGTATCGGGCCTACTACGGACAGGACGCCGCCGAGCGGTGGCGCGACCGCGACCAGCTCACCATCCGCTGGCCGGACACGTTCGACGCGCCAGACCTGACTGCCGTCACCAAGCAGTTCGCCGAGGCTCTTGCACTGGAGCTTGGGCCGACGGCCAGCGGGGAAATCCGCAAGCGAGCCGCGCGGCTGGTGCTGCCCGACACCGACGAGGCGGTCATGGACGCCATCGACGCCGACATTGCCGCCAGCCCCACGCAGACGCTGCAGGACCGGCGACTGGCGTCTATCGAGGCGCTGACGCAGCGGCTCGCGCAGGACGTCGCCTCCGAAGAGGCCGACGACGAGGACAACACCGACGACGACATGACCGACGAGGCCAATGGCAACGACGCCCAGTGAGGCCGGAGCCGCCATCGCACAGGCCGCCGAGCGGCGAGGCGCACGGTTCGCCGCCGAGCTGGCGCGCGTGCTGCGCGTGGCCGAGCGGCGGCTGCGTCCGGTGCTGGAGGACGCGCTGGCCGGGGACCGCACGGCAACCGTCCGCGCGGCCCGGGGCGTGGCGCTCCGCGCGCAGATTCGGGAGGCTCTCGCGGCGGCAGGCTTCGACGACCTCGTGCGCGAGGCCAGCATCGAGGCGGTCGAGGCCATGAGTGCACAGGTCATGGAATCGCGGCTCGCGCAGGGGGTCGCCAAGCTGGTGCGCCCGAATGCGCAGCGGCTCGCGGCACTGGCCGCGCTCGGCGAGGCGAACCTGCTCGGCGTGGCCGAGGATGCGGCGACGGCGCTGACCCGCGCGGTCAGCTTCTGGTCGTTCAGCGTGACGCCCGCCGACACGATGATTGAGACGCTGGCGCAGGGGCTCGACAAGAGCCTTGCGGAGGCGCAGACGCTGTTCGATACGCAGGTGAGCATTTACGGGCGGCAGGTCCAGGCCATCGGCACAGAGAATCGGCCAGCCGACCAGCCGTTCCTGTATACCGGCCCGGTGGACGGCAAGACCCGCGACTGGTGCCTTGAACGGGTCGGCAAGGTCTACACCCGCGCCGAGATTGAGGCGATGGACAACGGCCAGCTGCCGAATCCGTTCCTGACGGGCGGTGGCTACAACTGTCGGCACAGCTTCCTCGCCGTGACCTCGCGGGAGTTGCGCGATCTAGTGGGCACGGGCCAGCGGGCCCCGGGCTTCACCGAGGAACTGGACATGGCCCGAGCGCAGCGGGCCCAGGCACGGCGCGCCGACCGCGCGCGGAGGGCGGCCTGATGGGCGTGCTGGTGCGCAACCGCGTCGGAAACCTGCGCGGCGTCGTGCAGACGACCACCGCCGACATGCAAGACTTGGGCGATCTCGTGCTGGAGCGCATCCTGCTCCGCACACGGCAAGGCAAGGACGGCAACGGGGCGAAGTTTGCGCCCTACAGCCGCGCATATGCCGAGCAGCGGTCGAAGGAAGGCCTGACCCGCGCCAACGTCACACTGGAGCTGTCCGGCCAGATGCTCAACAGCATTCAGGTCATCGCGGGGCCGAACAAGGTGCGGCTGACGTTCTGATGGCGCGCCGCAAGGGTTCTGGTCGGCGGCTCACAATGATTCAGCGGTCGCGGGCCGTGCCCGCCGCCGAGAAGGCCGCGTACCACAACGTGGCGGGGGCCGGTCGGTCACGGGTCAAGCGCGAGTTCTTCGACCTGTCCGAAGCGGATGCCGACGCCCTGCTCGAGCGCCTCGACGAGCGCCTGCGTAAACGGTCGCAGTAACCCTACCGTGGAGATGAGAGGACTATGGCTGACCCGATTGTGATTGAAGTAGATGAGCAGGGCAACATCGGCACGCTGCCCGAGCCCGTGCAGGCCTTTGTGAACAAGGCCATCAACGAGGCCTTCAAGCGTGGCGCGCAGAAGGTCGAGCGCGAGATGTCGAGCCGCGCCATCGACCCGGCTGAGCGTGAGCGCCTGCTGCAGGCGCAGGCCGATGCGAACCTGCTGCGCGAGGAAATTGCCACGCGCGACAAGAACTTTGAGGAAGCGGCTCGCCTGCGCGAGGAACGCTTCCAGCGGGAATTGGACCAGCGGGAACAGACGCTGAAGTCCAAAGAGACCGAGATCGGGCGTCGTGACGCCCGGTTGCGGGGGATGCTCGGGGCTGAGATTCGCGCCGCCGCCGTCGCTGCCGGTGCGCGTGATGAAAGCCTGCCTGAGCTGCAGAAGCTCCTCGGAGCGGACCTTGACCTCGATGAGAACCTCGAGCCGTTCGTGAAGGGCGAGGGCAATGCGCCCAAGCTCGACAAGGACGGCAAGCCGGTGAGCATCGAGGGGCTGGTGCGTGAGTATCTGGCGTCCCATCCTCACCACCTGCGTGGCGGGCAGAGTCAGTCTGGCCGTGCACAGGGCGGTGCGTCGATTGGGCGCTCGGTGGCTGCGCCGAGCCCTGCCGATGAGGCAGTGGAGCGGCTGGCGGCAGACCCGTCCCTGCGGAACCTGACGGCGGCAGTGCGCAATGTGCGCCTGCGCGCGACAGGCACGCGGTGACCTTTCCACACGGAGTGTAGACGATGGCCTTTACCGGGCTGAGTTCCAATGACCTGTTCACGGCGTCTCTGGTCCAGGAGGACGTGTCGCGCCTGATTGCGACCCTCTCTCCCAAGGAGACCGCGCTGCTGAACTTCCTCGGCGACAGCGACGTCTTCGCCACCTCGACCAAGCATGAGTTCGTCGAGGACTTCATGCTGCCGAACTACATCGTGGCTTCGACCGCAATCAACTCGGCCACCGCCGCCACGGCGTTCCAGGTGAACGGCCTCGGCGAAGCGCTGACGGTCGGCACCATCCTCGAGAACGAGACGCAGACCGAAATCATGCAGGTCACGTCGATTGTCGGGCCGAACAGCATCGTGGCCAGCCGTGCCTACGGCGGCGGCGCGGTGGGCTCGCTGGCGGCGGGCGGGCAGCTCTACGTGCGCGCAATGGCGGGCATCGAGGGCGACGACCACGACGGACGCCACACCCGGCGGCTCGGCGTGCGCAAGGCCAACACGCTCGGCGTGTTCCACATGCCGGTGGCCGCGTCGGGCACCGAGATGGCGCTGAACCTCTACGGCAACGACAGCTACGACGCGGCCGTGGCCAAGGGCGTGGTGGACATGCTCCACCAGCTCGAGAAGGAAGTCGTGCGCGGCGTGCTGAACAGCACCAACTCGCTCGGCTCGGCCAGCCAGACCCGCACGATGCAGGGCCTGCGCAACTGGATCACGACCATCAACAGCACGGTCGTGGCCTCCAGCTTCTCGGCCAACCCGCACCTCTACATCGGGAACGTCTGGGAGCAGATTTACTCCCAGGGCGGCAGCCCCGACACGGAGACGTGGGCCATCGTCGCGGGCAGCTCGTTCTTCCGCGACATCTCGAACCTGAACGACACGAAGGTGCAGGACAGCAGCGAGAGCGAGCAGTTCAAGCGCGTCATCCGCACCTACGAGGGCCCGCTGGGCCGCGCCCAGGTCATCCTCTCGCGCGTGCTGGCGGCCAACGAGCTGCTGCTCATTCCGCGCGAGCGCGTCAAGGTCGTGCCGCTGCAGGGCCGCTCGTTCTCCTATGAGGAGATGGGCAAGACCGGCGACAACAAGAAGGGCCTGCTGACGGGTGAATACACCATCGAGGTGCATCACGCCAACGCGATGGCCCGTCTGCGCGTCTGACACTGAGCGTTCCGGGGTCGGCCCTGCGTCGGCCCCGGACGCGTTTTCTATCCGCGCTTGAGCCGCGCGGCGTCAAGGAGAGGACACAGCATGGACCCCATCATCGAAGAAATCTGCCGCGTGCGACACCCGCAAGACATCCGGCCCGCGTCCCTGCGGCGCTGGCAGGACTACCTGCGCCTGACGGTGCAGCCGCAGCTCGACCAGCTGCAGGCCGCATCGACCAAGAAGGCCAAGCGGGAGACCGCCGATGCGTAGCCCAATGACCTGGGCGTTTCACATCGACAGCGTGGAGTTCACGCCTGCCGTCATCGACGGCACGGCCTCACTCGGCGGCTCCGAGTCGGCCTGTCTCGGGCTGGCCCGGGCGCTGCAGGCGCGGGGGCACCGCGTCCACATCTTCACCACGCAGATGCACCCGGACGCTCCGAGCAAGGATGCATGGGGGGTGGCGTGGCACCGCACCGCCGACCTTGACGCGCTCTCACGGTTCTGCCACTGGGACGTGTTCGTCGCGCTCCGCATGCCGCACATCTTCAACCAGCGCATCCCTGCGACCGTCCGCGTGTTGTGGAATCAGGACCTGCTGACCGGCGAGGCCGCCAAGACGCAGACGATGGCGTTCGGCTGGGCCTATGACGTGGTGGCCTACGTGAGCCACTACCATCGCAAGCAGTGGGAAGGCGTCGCGCCTGAGCTGGCTTCGATCGGGTGGGTGTGCAAGAACGGCTTCGACCCGCAGTATGTGCCTGCCGACGTCACGCGCCATCCGAAGCGGGTCATCCACATCACGCGCCCCGAGCGCGGTCTGCGGCCCCTGCTGGCGATGTGGCCCGAGGTGCGGCGACAGGTGCCGGACGCCGAGCTGCACCTCTGCCGCTACAACAGCATGTATGACGCGCAGGGCTGGGGCCGGGTGTGCGCGGCCTACGACGAGCAGGTGGCCGCCGTCAACGCTCAGGTGGGTGGGATTACCTGGCTGGGCGAGCTCGGCAAGCCCGACCTCTACCGGGCCATCGCAGGCGCGGCGGTCATGTGGTATCCCGGCGTGGCTGACTTCGCGGAGACCTCCTGTGTGGCGGCCATCGAGGCGCAGGCCTGTGGCACGCCGTTTGTCGGCAGCTACAAGGGCGCGCTGCCGGAGACGGTGCCGTTTGGCACGCTCATCAAGGGCGACGCCGACACGCCGGAGTATCAGGCCAAGAGCATCAAGGCCGTTGTGGGCATTCTGACCAACAACACTCTGTTGCGCCAGGTGCGCGACGGGCTCGTGCATGTGCAGCGTTACACGTTCGACCGGGTGGCGCAGGACTGGGAGCACATGGCGACCGGGCAGATGGCCGACCGTCGGGCGCGCGAGCCGCAGGCCCTGCTGCAGCAGCTGCTGCACGAGGACGACCACTGCGCCGCGCAGGTGCTGGCGCAGGAACTGGGCGACACGGCGACTGCCGACTGGTGCCAGTATGTCATCGACGGCGAGGACCAGAGCGCCGACGACTACGGGGCGCACGCGCTGCCGCCGCTGGTCGAGATGCAGCACAGCCCGCGCATTCGCAGCGTGGTGGAGCAGCTGCAGGGCTGCACGACCGTGCTGGACGTGGCCTGTGGCAACGGCGCGTTCGCGCTGGCACTGGCGCAGGCCGACCCATCGCGGCGCGTGGTGGGCGTCGATTACAGCCCCGCCAACATCGCCGTGGCCCGCGAGACGGCGACGGCGCTGGGCGTGGCCGACCGCTGCACGTTCGTGCAGGGCGCGGTCTACAGCTACGAGACCCACACGGCCCATGAGACGCTGCTCGATGAGCTGGCGGCGCTCGGGCCGTTCGATGGGGTCTTTGTTGGCGAGTTCTGCGAACACATCGCGGGGGTGGATGGCTTCCTCTCCGCTGTCGCCGCCCGCGCCCAGACGGGCGCTCGCATGGTGTGCACCATGCCGTCGGGGCCGTTCGTGGAACTCGCCAGCAAAGACGTCCCGATGCGCAAGGGCCATGTGCATCACTTCCGCGCGCCTGACCTCGAACAGGTGTGGGGCACGCAGGACCGGCTCAACGTCGCGTTCCTCGACATCGGCGTCACGCCGCGCGGCCAGCGGGTCGGGCACTGGATCGTCTCGTGCAACCTCAACGGACGTCCCTTCCGACCGCGTGACTTCGCGGCGGCGATTCGTCGGGCGCGGCCCAAGCGGGCGCTGTCGGTCGGCATCCTCGCCGGGGAGACCATCGACCTGTGGCGCTGCCTCGAGTCAGTCTGGCCGGTCGCGGACGAGATTATCCTGGCCGACACCGGCGTCGGGGCGGCAGCCCTGCAGCCGTTCCTCGACGCCTTCCCGCGCACGCGGCGGGTGGAGGTCGGGCCGGTGGGCGACCTGCGCGGCGGCTTCGCTGAGGCGCGCAACACTACACTGAAGGCGGCGACCGGCGCGTGGTTCCTGTGGATTGACAGCGATGAGCGGCTCGTGGATGCGCACGCGCTGCACCACTACCTCGAGGGCGGCATCTTCACGGGCTACGGCGTCAAGCAGAACCATCTGCAGCTCGACATGGGCGTCACGTTCGACACCCCGATTCGCGTCTTCCGGCGGCAGCCTGACATCGAGTTTTACGGCTGTGTCCACGAACAGCCGCAGCAGGGCGACTGCAACGGCGACATCCTGCCCGCGCTCCAGCTCAACGACGTGCAGATTGCGCACACCGGCTACTTGACCGAGCGGGTTCGACGCGACAAGGCGCTGCGGCGCAACCTGCCGCTGCTCATCCGCGACGGCGAGGTGTTCCCGGACCGGCGCTTGCACCAGTTGCTGGTGCTGCGTGACCATCTCAACCTCGCGCAGTGGGACAGCGATGCGCGCGGCGGCCTGACCGACACCGGGCGCAACCACCTGCGCAAGGTCGTCGAGCTGTTCGAGACGCACTTCGCCGACCCGTCCGACAAGTATCACCCGCTGGCGTATCCGTTCTACGAGGCGGCGGTGAAGCAGGTGAGCGGGGCGCTGGAAGTGGAGGTAGCGTTTGCGGCGCAGGTGCAGGGCCTGAAGGGCCGCGCCAAGCCAGAGCGCGTCTGGGTGCGGCACGCTGGGCAGATTCCCGGCCTGCTGCGCCATCTGCAGGCGCAGTGGCTGAAGCTGTTCCTGCCGCCGCCGCCGATTGACGTCGAACCGATTTCTGGCACGGAGGCTGACCGATGAGCGTGTGGTTTCCCAACGATGTGGTCTATGACAGCGACCTCGAGGCCTACGAGCAGACCATCCTGACGCAGTTCGGCCAGACCGACTGGCAGACCAAGCGCGTCAAGGCGCTCGAGGATTGGGCCTTCCCGGCGCTGGCGAAGGCAGGGTATGTGCCCGAGCGCCTGCGCACCCGTCACGCCCCGGCGAAGGTGTGGGGCCTGACCGGCGGCGTCTACACCGACTATACGGCAGCGGCCACGACGCCCAACGCGGCGACCATCCCGCTGGCGACGGTGTTTGCGACCCACGCCACCGACCATCTGCTGATCGGCTCGCCGGTGCAGTTCCGCGGGCTGTCCATTCGCATGCTTGACCAGGTCAGCAGTACTAATGGCACGCTGACCGTGCAGGTCTGGGCCGATGCCTGGGCAAACGTGACGACGCTTAACGAGACGCAGTTCCTCAACAACAAGCCGTTCAGCCGAGGCGGCGACGTGCGATGGGAGATGCCTGGCGATTGGGTCGTGCGCACGATCAACGGCTCAGCCCCGCTCTACTGGGCGCGTATCACGTTGACATCAACACCGGCGGGCGCATTTGCAGGCCAGATTGGGTGCATTCGTGGCACGGCGCTCACCGGCCCGGTGACGCTGCGCACGCTTGGCCTCATCTTCCGCGAGGCGCAGACGCTGCAGGGCGGGCCGTGGGAAGACAAGGCCAACGCCTACCTAGCCGACGCCGAGCGCGCGCTTGAGGGCGCGATGCTGCTGGTGAGCCGGGAGTTCGACACGCTGACCGTGGATGACCAGATTGACCCGTCCGAGGCCGCACAGACCACGGGCGAGGTCACGGGCCAGCCCACGGGCTACAGCTGGGAGCGTGGCTGATGGCGACGACGCCGGATGTCCTTCGCAACCGCGTGCGCAGTCTGGTCGTGGCGGCCCCCTTCTCGTATCGGGAAGCCGTCAGCAGCGACGACTTCAGCCTGCAGGGAAGCGGCAGCAGCGATGCCGTGTTCCGGTGCGTGGTGAGCGGGGGCACGAGCATCGGCGGCTTTGGCTACACCGAAGACCGCACCGACGTGCTGGAACTCGAAGTGGCGCGGCACATCGCCGCCGACTACATGGCGACGTTCCAGACGCTGGTCGGGGACTGCAACAGTCTGCTCGCAGCGATTGTCCGAGACGGGCATCAGACCTCGGGTCTGTATACCGTCTCGGACGACGGGCGTGACTGGGCGATCTCGGCACCCGTGGGCGCGTCGTATCTGACGCTGCGCCTGACGGTGCCACTGAATTACGAAGCACAACTGTAGGAGATATCCACATGGGAGTGACCGGCAGGGAAGTCAGGGCCGCGTTCGCGAAGTTCGGCACGAACTCGTGGGGCGTGGCCGCCAGCGTTACCAAGGGCATCTATCTGTCCGCGGACGGCGGGGCACGGTTTGCCCCGCAGCGCGTCAACGATGAGGCCTTTGGGCAGACGTTCTACGGGCGCGGGGACTTCGGCGATACCGCGCCGCAGGACATCACGCTCACCACGCGCGACCGCTACGCCGACCACCAGTATGTGCTGGAGGCGCTGGCGATGGGCAGTCCCGCGGCTCCGACCATCAGCAGCTCGGCGACCGGGCAGACGACGTCGTGGAAGCATGTCATTGACCTGTCGGCCTCGGCTGACGGGCTCGGCGCGACCGTCGCGTTCGACAAGGTGCAGTTCGTTGATGAAATCACCGCCGCGAAAATCTACGGGTTCAACAAGACCGTGGGTGACAGCGGCGTGATGGAAACCACGTTCCGCGTCATGGGCAACCGCATGACCGACATCTCGTCGGTGAACGTGGCGGCGACCGTCGCGGGGGCCAACTACCCCGGCCTTGACAACCGCGTGTTCCGCAAGCAGGGCACCTACCGGATGAACATCCAGTCCGCGGGCTCGCTCACGGCCACGAATGCCATTGCGCTGGAGGGCATCACCTTCGAGTTCGAGCGCCCGCAGGATGCGCCCAACGTGACCGGGCAGGACTACATCGCGGAGCCCGGCGACAACGGCTTCCCGACGATGCGCCTGACCATCACGTATCCGAGGATGAACACGGTGTCGGCGAACAGCCTGTATGCCGCGCTGCGCAACGACACGGCGTTCAAGGCTGACCTCGTCTTCGAGGGCAGCTACATCAACTCGACCGACCGCTACACCGAGAAGATCGAGTTCCCGGCGCTCGAGCTGGACACGGACGGCTTCACGGCCAACGTGTCGGGCGCGGACCAGGTGAAGCCGCAGGCCATCTTCCTGGCGAAGGCGGCGGCGACCTCTCCGACGGGCATGGCGTTTGTCAACCCGTTCCGACTGACCCGTATCACCACGCAGTCGCTGGCGGCCTTCTAGCCGTCAGCGCTGCCTTCCTGACCCACGAAAGGTAGACGAGCGATGCCGAGACAACTGCAAACCGATGGGGCCACATTCGAGGTGCGAGAGGACGCGCTGGATGACCTCCAGCACGCGGACCCGGATGTGGTCTACATCTGCCGGGAACTGACGACGACGAAGTGGCGCGAGCTGCAGCGCCAGCACACGCGCAAGGTGCTGAACAAGGCGACCAAGCAGATGGAGAACGTGACCGACAACGAGGCGTTTTCTGACGCGATTGTGGACTATGTGCTGATGGACTGGCGCGGGATTGTCGAGCGCGGCGGGGCTCCGGCCCCCTGCACGACCGAGAACAAGCTGCGGCTCGACGGCGTGGTGAAAGCGGCACTGGTCGGCAAGGCGGGGCTCTCGCAGATTGTCGAGGGCGCGGCCATCAAGGAGACTTCGTTTCGGCCAGCTGCGGACGTGGGCTGAGTTCTGGGCCGACTCGGTGGCCACGGGCCACGTCGTCTGCTGTCAGCTGGCTGACGATGAGCTGGTGGCGTCCGAGCCGGAGCAATACGACTGCCGGTCGTGTGTGCTCATGGAGCACCTGACCGGCTTGGACGCCGACAACCAGCAGGCCTGGGACATCTACCGGGCCTGCTGTAATCGGTTCACGCAAGACCTCGGGGCCGGGTCGGTCGTGCTCGACCGGCTGACGCAAGATATGGAGCCCGAGGCCTTCGTCGATGTCACGGACCGCCTGCGGCTGGTCTACGATATCCTCGCCCCCCGAAAGGAGCCGACCCGCTGATGGCCCGCGAACTGGAAATCGTCGTTACGGCTGAGGTCGCCGCCGCCGTCGCGCAGCTCAACAAGGTGCTTCAGGCGGTCACGTCGGTCGAGAAGGGGGCCTCAGACGCGGACAAGTCGGTGAGCGGGCTGGAAACCGCCATGAAGACCGGCGGCAGCTCGGCGGGCAAGCTCGACGGGGCGCTTGGCGGGATGACCGGGCAGTTCACCAAGCTGGCCGGACTCATCGGCGTCGGGGCGGTCGTCAGCAAGGGCTTCGACCTGCTGGTCGGAGGCATCAAGGCCGTCGGCGGCACGGCGCTCGAGATGAACGCAAACCTCGAGAAATCGACGCTCCAGTTCACGACGCTGATGGGCGATTCGGCCAAGGCCGAAGCGCATGTGCGCAGCCTGTTCGACTTCGCCAAGCGGACGCCGTTCGAGACCGGCCCCATCATCACGGCGAGCAAGCACCTCCAGCTGTTCGGCGGGGACGCGCTGAATACGCAGAAGAACCTGCAACTGCTGGGCGATGCGTCGGCGGCGTCGGGCGCGCAGTTCGAGGAGGTGGCCTTCTGGACGGGCCGCATGTATGCCAGCCTGCAGGCGGGCAAGCCCGTGGGCGAGGCCATGATGCGCCTGATGGAACTAGGCGTAGTCACGCCACAGGCGCGCAACGGCATCGAGGCGCTTGCCGCCTCCGCAGGGGGCGGGACGAAGGCGTTCGAGCTGTTCCAGAAATCGCTTGGCCAGTTCACCGGGGCCATGAACCTGCAGGCCAACACGTGGGGCGGCCTGACCAGCACCATCAGCGACGCTGTGCAGATTACCATTGCCGACGCGCTGGAGCCGTTCTTCGACCTGATGAAGACCGGGGCTGGGATTGTCGCGCAGGTGCTTGGGTCGTCTGGGCTACAGAAGACGTTTGAGCAGGTGGCCGCGAGCATCAAGGCCGCGCTCGGGCCGAACACCGCCGCGCAGGTCAAGACGCTGCTGCTCGGCTTCGTCTCGTTCGGCGATGGCGTCGTGCTGGTGGCCGACATCGCGAGCCGCGCGTTCTACGGGCTCAAGCTGGCGGTGCAGCTGGTCCTGCAAGGCATCGTCGAGTTCTTCAATGCGCAGGTGCAGATGACCGCCAACTTCATCGAGATGGCGGCGTCGGTGCCTGGCGTCGGCAGGGCATTCGAGGGCCTCAACCGCTCGCTGCAGGACCAGAAGCTGTTCATGCAGGGCGCGACCGACGAGGCGCGGAAGCAGACCCTTGCGGCCTACGAGGGCGTCAAGGGGAACAGCGCCTTCGGCACGGCGCTCGACGGGAGCCGCAAGATTCTTGACACGCTGCGCGTGGAAATCTCGCGCGCCACGGTGACGCAGAACGACGCGACGGTCGCGGTCACGAAGACGGCCCGGGCGATGGACGACCTCTCGGCCAGCAGCGCGACGAACGCGAAGGAAGTCGCCAAGCAGCAAAAAGAGTGGGCGAAGTTCGAGAAGGACTTGTCGGCGTTTACCTCGCGCGAGTTCAAACAGACGCCGCTGTCCAAGATTTTCGAGTTCTCCACCGACCCGATGATCAAGGCGCAGGACGAACTCAACAAGTTCCAAGCGTCGATTACGTCGTTCAGTGCCACGGGCAGCCGGGCGTGGACCACGTTTGCCGCGACCGTGCAGCAACAGTCGGTCAACGTCCGCGCATCGTTTACGGGCATTGGCCGTGCGGTCAGCGCTCTGCCGCAGACCATCATCGGGGCGCTCCAAGGCGGCGGCGACGCGCTCAAGTCGGTCGGCGCGTCCTTGGGTGCGGGGCTCGCGTCAGACCTTGCCAGCAACCTCGGGAGCAAGCTGCCGGGGCTATTCGGTGGCGCGTTGTCAGCCGCGGCAGGGCCGCTCGGCAGCATTGTCGGCTCGCTGGCCGGGTCGCTGGTCGGCAAGCTGTTCGGACCCTCGCAGCAGCAGCAGGTCACCGACCTGCGGAACAAGTTCCTTGAGGCGGGCGGTGGACTGGAGGCCATGCGCACCCGCGCGGAGGCCGCGGGGGTCTCGATGGACGGTCTGTTCAACGTGCGCCGTCCGCAGGACTTCGACGCGGCAGTGCGCGCCTTCAACCAGCAGCTGCAGGACAGCGAGAAGCGCACGAACGACACCCGCGCGGCGATGGAGAAGTGGGGCCTGACCATTGAGCAGATGGGGCCGAAGTTCGCCACGCAGGAAATCAACAGCAAGCTGCTGACCATTATCAAGGACATGGAGCTGCTGACTGCTGCCGGGGCTGACTTCAACCTGGTCGCCGAGAAGATGGCCCCGGAAATCAACAAGCTCGTCACGTCCACGCGCATCGCGGGCGGCGAGGTGCCACGCGAGATGGAGCCCATCCTGCGCAAGATGTTCGAGCTCGGGCTGCTGACCGACACCAATGGGCAGAAGCTCGAGGACTTTGGCGACATTCCGTTTGCGACGAACCTGAACCAGCAGTTCGCCACGCTCATCAGCAAGATGGACGCGCTGCTGAACCGGCTGTTCGGCATGGAAAACTCGCTGAGCACGTCCAAGACCGTGGCCGGTCAGATTGTGGACATCGTGCAGGACATCCAGCCGCCGTCGTGGCTGGTCGATGGCGGGCCGATGGGCTTCGACCGTGGCGGCGTGGTCGGACGGGACTTCCGGCAGCCGTCACAGCGCGACGTCATCCCGGCCCTGCTGCGCCCGGGCGAGCTGGTGCTGACGCCAGAGCAGGCACAGAACGCGGCGCGTGGCGGGGGGCTCGGTGGCGGCCAGACCAGCGTGACGGTCTCGATTAACGTCGCGGGCTACCTTGACAGCCCGTCGGCGCGCACGGGGCTGGCCGAGGTGGTGCGCGATGAGCTGGCGAAGACGCTGCGTCGGACGGGGCGGGCGGCATGAGTTACGCGATTGTCGGGTCGGCCACCGTCGGCAGCATGACGCTCGGTGTTTACCCGCGCAAGTTCCGCATCAGCGCGACCAGTTACGGCGGCCTGTATGGCGGCTCGACGCCCCCGCTGTTTGCATGGCTGGCCGACCTCACCCCCTACGTGCAGAACGACTGGGTCATCACGCATCAACTCGGCCAACCATCTCGGCTGAGTTTTTCAATGCTGGGTGAGATTCCGTTGCAGGAGGGGCTCGGCGTTCGCGTCAGTCTGTCCGAAATTAAGCCAGGCTTTCTGAATGCGGTTGCAAACACCGACTTCGGGGAACTGGTGTTTTGGGGCAACATGACGGAAGTGACGACGGAGGTGCGGCACATCGGACAGCGCCCGTTGTATCAGGTGCAGGCGCAGGACTCGACATGGACGCTCAATCGTCGCGGGACGGTGAGCGGCACGTATGGCAGCATCGGCTTTAACACGTTGGTGCGCCAGCTGCTGCACGCGCATACCAACGATTTGGACAAGTTTCGTGTCGGGTTCATCCCGCAATCGCTCGGCAATGCGCCGCGCTTTGTGTTCCAGAATGTGACGGTGCTGGAAGCCTTGCAGCAGGTGGCAGACGCGGCAGGGGCCTATCTGAGCGTGACGCCAGACCGTCGCGTGCACCTGTTCCAAGAGGCCGCGCATCTCACCACCGCCGACAGCATCACCAACACGTCGCGTAATGCTTACAACCTGCGGGCCTATCGTGACCTGACAAATATCGTCACACAAGTCGATCTGTTTGGCCGAAGCACGGTGTCGGTTGGGGCGCGGTCAAGTTTCTACGATATTGCCGTGGCCGACGGGTCAATATTCTCGCCAGTGGCCAACCCTCGCATCCTCATCGACAACGAGCAACTGGCGACGGTTGGCTCGATTGCGTGGCAGCCATTGAGCATTCCCGGAGCCGACGCACTG